GACCTTGTGCAGGAAGGCACTGTTGGCCTTGCCAGGGCCGCTGAGCTTTATGACGGCACCAAGGGCTACAAGTTCAGTACCTATGCGTACTGGTGGATTCGGCAGGGAATGACCCGCGCCATTTTCAACCTTGACAAGCTGATCCGCGTCCCTCAGCACCAAACGGAGCTGATGAACAAAGCCATGCAGGTGCAACGTGAATACCTGCAAGAGCACGGCCGCCAGCCCACCATTGATGAATGGTGCGAAGCCCTAGACACCACTAAAGAGACCTTGCTGCTGGTGATGCAGCGCTCAACGCCTCACCTCAGCCTTAACGAGCTATGCGGTGAGGATGGCTCGCCGCTGATTGACCTGATCGCTGATGAACGCACCCCGGCGGATAACTGGGAAGACATCGGCCAAGTGGAGCAGTATGAGCAGCTCAAGCTGGCCTTTTTTCGTCTGACGGATTCTGAGAGGGAAGTTGTCTCTAAACGCTTTGGCCTGAACGGCCACGAAGAAACCACCTTTACGGACATCGGCAAGGAAGCTGGCACGACCCGCGAAACTGCCCGCCAGAACTTCCTCAAGGGATCGCGCAAGATCAAGATGTTTATGGGCGAGAGCCGTAGCCCCTTTTCAGTTGCGGCCTAGAAGGCGCTTCCACCAGGGCCGCAGGCTCGCCACGTCATCAGCCAAGGCCAGCTTGACTTCAAGCTCTGCGATGTAGCGCACGCCTTGGGAGATCAGCTTTTGGTGGTAGGCCGCTTGGCGGGCCAGTTGCGCGCATAACTTTGTCACCTCTTCATGGTCATCAGCGGCAAGAATTTGCCTAGCCTGATGCTCAAGGGCTAACTCTTCCTGCAAGCTGAACTCAACAACCATCCATTCTCCGCAATGTGACATGACTTTTTGGGCTGGATATTGTAACGGTAGCAATGACATGACACCTCCAAAAATCGAGCGCGTAAAGATAAACGGAGAGTATTTCTGGAAAGTCTCAGCAATGGGAATGGAAATGCTGCATCAGCAGGACTGGCAAGCCGTTTGGCACTACGAACAGGCGTGCCGCTTTTACGGTCAAGCTACTGACGAGGCCCAAACGTCAGATCATTGATGATCATGGCCCAGCCATTGCCAGGGCCTTCCACTTCCCAGCGAGTCAGGAAATCATCCCAGTCGTAGCGCACGGCAAAGCCATTGCTGCTGACTAGCTGCCCCGTTCCCATGTCGTACTCACCGCGGGGGTCATGCACGACGAAGTGGCTGCCCTCTTTCACGCCGATGATCACGACCCAATGGCCAAAGCCTTCAGGCGGTCTGCCGGTGGTGATGTCGCCGCGATGCAGGAAGCCAACAGCTACAGGGCGCCCAGCACGCACCTCTTCCACCAGCAGGTCCGCTGAGCCGTCTTGGACAAAGTCAACGTCTGCACCTAGCTCAGACATTGCTTTTAGGTGGCTCTGTACTTCCTCAGTCGGTCCGTATTTTGACCGGACCCGGAAGTATTCCCACTGATCAGCGACTAGCGCGTAGGTGCCGGCCATCATCGCCATTGCTGACGTGAAGCACTGGTTTTCGCCGCTAGGAAGCTCTAGCTGATTGAAATAGGGGACATAGTTCCACTCAGTCCGATCCTTGCCAGAGGCTTTCCATAGCTCAAACCACTCGGCATCATGCCGCAGCAGTTCCTCCGGCATGTCTTCCTGCAGCTTTTGGATAGCCGCAAGCTGATGGGGCTGGCCACTAAACCGTGCGAAAAACTGATTTAGCTGAAGCACCATTGGCGCCATCCAATCGAGCACGATCAGTCTTTAGCGGGCCAGAGCGCCTTTTCAACCCAATCAACCAAATTGTCATCCACCCGGTTCTCGGTGGTTTTGGCGTAAGCGCGCAGCAGGTCAACGACGAGCCGCTTAACGCCGTCGGTCTTCATGAAGCTGAAGAGTACGGGACGAAGTACAGCAAGCATGGGTTTGCCCTTTTGCCAAAAGTCTAGGCCTGATCTTTTTGGCCTTCTAATCGTGCAATCGCTCGCTCTGCCGCATTCAGACGGCTGAAGATTTCAACGCGATCAGTGCGCAAGTCTTTGTGCAGCTCTTCTAGTTGCCCGGCGATGTTGTCTACGCTGGCACTAAGGCGAACCAAGCAATCGCGATCTTGAGCGGTGCGCTTGCTATAGCCATTGAGGCTGAACATCAGGCCTGACAGAGCGGCTCCGGTCACAGCAGCCGCTAGCTCTACCACGTCACGTCAAAGCTCTAACCCATCATGGCGAACGAAGAACAGAGCCAGCAGCACGACGACGATAAGCACGATTGGCTAGGCCATGTCGTCCGCCTGGGCCTGATGATCTGGGCGTGTGGCGTCATCACTGCCAACTACATGGGCTTTTTCAAGCAGTCGATTGACGTGACTTTCTCGGCTTCAATCCTGAGTTCAATGGCGGCTAGCTACGGCCTGACCGTCGGACGCAACGCAAAGAAGAAAGACGCGCCTACAGTTAATCCAGAGCAGGCCAAACCCAAGGCATGAAGCGCGCCCTATTCGTAGCCGTCACGCTGTTCGCCGCGGCCCCGGCACACGCTGACATCACCCACAAAATCCAATCCAGCATCCAACTAACCGTTGATGCCGCCGCTAGTGCAGCCACCAGAATCGGGACCAGCTACAGCGTCCAAGGAAATAACGTCAGCACTACTGACGGGACAACTTCTGGCGTCGTTGGCGGTCTTGGGACTGTTACTAACGGTGTCCCTAGCGTTACCACGATTACTGCTAGCCAAGCCACCAGCGGTGATAGCTTTTCCTTCTCTCAGTCCTACTTGGAAGGGGATAGCACTTCCACCACTTCAACAACGGTGACGAGTGGCGTTGTCGGTTCCTTGCCTTTGTTTGGCAGCACGACCACGACGGCTGGCGGTGTAGCTGGGGGCCTTGCTGGCACGATCGGCAGTAATCATGATCTGACCGTTACGGCTGGCGGTGCTGGCACATCAGCCACCGGCCAAATGGTCACCGAGATCAGCATTGACTGATGCGCTGGGTTGTCTTTCTGCTGCTGCTGGCGAGTCCTGCCGCGGCCGTTCCTGTTGTGCCTAACTTCCGCACCGGCACGATGACGAGCCGGACGGAATCAACAACGCAGGTGACTGAAACGATCCGATCGGTTGACTACGCCACCGGCTACACATATTCCGCGAGTGGCACTAACGTTCAGCATTCGGGCAGTTCAATGCTTCCCGGCACTGCTGCAGTCCAACAGCAGACCATTAACGGCGTAACGTCCAGCTGGACCGGCCTCGCATTAGAAGACAAGCCCACATGGCAGCTAACTACGCCCGGCGCTTCGTTTCAGTTCGTCGAGTCTTACAGCGGCCCTGGGCTGTCAACCGTGACCGACATTCAACGCACAACAACAGTGCAAAGCGTCACCGATACCACGTCGGTCTTTGGGCCTTAGTCCTGCTGCCTGGGCCTGCATTAGCGCAAGCCAACGCAACAGCTAACCCAGTCGCCAACAGCACAGGCTCGGTTACAAACCAAGCCATTCAGATGCTTACGGGGCCCTATCCGACAAATGCGTATGGGCCGGGGATCTCATGCCAAGGGCCGACGCTAAATATTTCGCCCTTTGTCACCAAGAGCAACTCTTATGCTCTCCCGTTTCAGGACACGGTCCGCACGCCCTATTACGACCCCACCGACGATGATGAAAACGGGGTGCCGGACAACCCAGGAAATATCCTCTATTTTCAAGAGCTGCCGAGCGGTCAGAAAAACAACCACGCGCTCAACTTCGGCGTCAGTGCCACCGTATCCATTCCGTTAGATGGCGGGTTGCAAGAACGTTGCAAAGCTTCTGCTGATACGCATACGGCATTGCAGCGGCAGATTTTGGCAAACAAACGCCTTGATTTTGAACTAAGCCGCTTGCGGCATTGCGGGGAACTAGCTCAAAAGGGGATCAGCTTCCATCCCAAAAGCAAGTTCTACGTTGTCTGCTCTGACGTTGTCCTAGGCCCAATCCCAGGCCAAAAGCCTGTGCCTCATATCCATCGGATCACGGTTTCAGCGCCCGACGCAAAGCGCGTAAAGCCCGGTTCCGGTCCCGCTGAGCCAGCCGCCGCTCCCATACCGATTCCAGTGGAACCGTTTTCCCCCTGATCTCGGCTGATTTCTTGACCAGCTTTTTCACTGTTGGTTTGATCAGCTTGAGAATTAGCTCTGAGAGCGGTTTTGCCACCAGAGCAGCAGTGGAAGCCACCAAGGCGATTGCGGTTGTCGTGGTGACTGCCTGAACAGACGGGAGGCCCTCAACGACCTTCTCGATAATCGGCTTTGATACCTCTTGAACCTCTGGCTTCGTAGGTGCCGGCGCATTTGCATTAGGTATTCGCGGGATCGCAGGCGCCTCTGGTTTCTCGGGCTCATCATCCTTGTCATCGGCTTTCGGCACACTTGGGCGAATTAGCTGAAATTCATTCGGGGTGTAATCCATCGGGTTAAACGATGGCAGCTGACCATCAGGGCAGAAGTTCCCCGTTCCCCCAGGGTCGTCTTGCAACAGCTTTGGATTTAGCTTCGCGTCGGGATGCACCGGCACACAACCGGGCATCTGCACAACAGGCATTCCAAGCTGCAGAACCACTGGCGGGCCACTCGGCAATTCAAGTGGCGCCACCTCGCGGATCTCAGGGATCCTGACCTGAGGGATCTCAGGCATCAGAAGGGCAGCGCCGGCCCAGTCGTTGTAGGCATTGCCTTTTTGATGCCGTCAAGCTTGCCCTCAAGCTTTTCGCTTAATTCCGCTTCAACCTTTTCCTTGACGCCCTTGGTCAAACGCTCTGCCGCTTGCTTTTCCCAGCTGTCTAGCTGATACAGCGCAAAGAACGAAATCCCAACAAAGGTGCTCACAAACATGAATGACACAAAGGCCATCAGGTTGAACATGCGTTGCATGGCTAAATCACCGTGCGAGTCTGGAAATTGGGATCAGACTCATCTAGGTGACATTCTGGCCCGAATCCAGTGGCCTTCACCTCTTCGCTCAACTGCTCAGGCTGGCCAACGATCTTGGTTGCGTTATCAGTCTCAAAGCCTTTGAGCCAATCACGCAAACGATCGCCTGTCGGGGTCTTTGGCGGCCACGCTGCAAACTTCAGCAGCGTCTTGCGCTCACGAAACCACATCGACACGTCAGGCTTCCACGCGATGTAATAGGCGCCATTCCACGGATCAAAAGTCCGCGTCACCTTGAGCCCTGGGGCCTCAAACTGGTCAACCTTCATTAGCTAGCAAGCGGTTGATGTACCAACGGGCCTTGAGCAAGTCTTCCTGACCGTTCTTGAGATCAGTGCGCCACAAATACTTGAGCGCTGATCCACGACAGAACGCCCGGAACCCGTCAGGCCCTAGGGCTGCCTCAATCGCGTCAATGCACTCAATCGCCCCTTGCGTGTAATGCGCAGGATGATTAACCGCCTCTTGCGTCAAGGATTTCACGCTCTGCAGCGTAGGGGGGCTCTGCATAGAACTTTTGAAGGTCGTCAAGATATGGCACAAGCCAACGATCAAGCGGGAAGCAGTAATCCCAGTTCACGGGCTTCAAGCAGCCGAGCACAACAGTGCGCCACAACGCTGCTACATAGTTGCGCGTGACCATTGCCTGCTCATACCACTGCACAAAAAAGGGCCGCCGTAGCGACCCCGTGTTTTGGTGTGATGCCGTCAGTATGGCGTCAAAAGGAATACTTGGCGCCAACCTTGGTGCCGTAGCCGTTGACATCGTCAAAGGCAGCCGAAACCTCGCCGTAAATGCTCAGCTTCTCAGCAGCCTTGACAGAGCCGCCCAGCTTGCCGGTCAGGATGGTTTCACCGTCAGCGCCGTTGGGCTGGACGTAGGTGGGGCCGCCTTGGATGTAGTAGCTAGCCAGGTCGTTGCCGCCTTCGTAGCCGACGTGCAGATCGGTAGCAGCGCCAGCAAAGGTGCTGCCAGCCCAGCCTGCATTGTTCTCAACGTTGGCGTAAGGGCCAGCCATTGCAGGTGCAGCAAGGGCCACGCAAGCGATTGCGGCAGAAGCGGTCTTGATCATGGAAATAGATAAACCGTGGGCAAATCCTACTGCGTTAAATATCAGCCCAATTTCAAAACTGTCTTTCAAAAACAAAACCCCAACCGAGTTGGCGTCGGCCGGGGTCTTGCCTTCCACCCTGCAGAGCAGGACTTAGATCATACCTCTTGCAAATAGCTGCGGTAGTAAGCCAAAGGCTTAAGGCGTTGCAGGATGCGATACAAGGCGTCTTGATGCTGCCTGATTGAAGGGTTGTCTTTGCCTCGTTCCCGATACGCCAAGACTGCGGTGTAGATCAGCCGCATCTCGCCATCGCTGAACTCATGCATCGCCTAAGTCCAAAAAGCGCACGTCCTCATGATCTACAGGGTCAGGCCTGCCTTGGCAAATAGCCACAGCCCGTCTGTAATACCAAGAGTCGGTCTTACCCGCAGCTTCTAACGCAATCTTGATCTTGCGCCAGTTGTTGCGGGTGTGCCGATCCATTCACCTGCCCTGACCGCGATACCTCTTCTTACGGTGTCTAACGGCCTTTGAGTGCTGTCCCGCACCTTGACGGGTTTTCTTCGGTTTTCCGGGACGATGCTCAATGCGCCCCAGTGCAGTCTTTGACTTAACAGCCATTAGCCGTCAGCAGCAGGTTCAACAGGCCAGCTGATATTAAGGGGGTCAGCCTGAGTCGTTATGTTTCGCAGGGATTGCACATAACCATCAAGCTGTGCGATCACGTCAGTCGTAGGACTGATGCCCTGACGGGTTTCGCTTAGATAACGCGAAATTCGCCACTCAAAATCCTTGATCCGCTGATCGCGTTCCCGCCGGACTTCATCCCACAAAACATCCTGTTCAGCCTGAAGCTCTGCAGTTGTCTTGTCAGTAATGACCCAAGCGGTCCCGTTCCACGTCGCCTTTTGTGTGGTTGAATCATGCTGTGGAGCAAAACCCGCAAACACATAGCCAGCGTCTGCAATCTCCTCAGCCGTAAAAGATGAAGGTTCTGTGCGCACGCTGCCATTTGACAGCTGAATCTTGAAGGGCAGTTCCTTTGGATTGCCCTGATTCAAAGAGTAAAGGCTCATATCACCCCCAAATAAAGTGTGTCGTCTGCATTCATTGCGGAGCTGGCAAATCCGGGCATACAGTGGCAAATCCTGATAATCTCACCACCTGAAAACGTGTAGGCAGGGCTTCTCATGACAACAGCAGAATAAGCAGTTGAGCTGCTGGTTTCACGATAAACGTAACTGGTGCTTGCTGTTTGAGAAACAACTGCGTCGCCGGGCGAAGGAAGAATCGTGCCATTGCCACCATCTGCCGTTTCTGAATAAGTGGTGCTAACGCCATCTGCGGCGCCTGTATTAGCAGAGGCGGTGCCTGATGCTATGCCCCATCTGCTGGCATTGTTTGTGGTACTTAAGGTGCCTCCCCAGGTTCTTGCCGCTGTAGTTGCCAATGATTCAGGAAAGCCTACAGCCTGAACGCCAGCTATTTGAGTGGGTGTTGCTAAATTTTCCCAGCCTTGGTCTGTACCGTCCGACCAATTCCATGACTTAAGCAATGACGTACCAGCGCTATTCAAAATTTGAACTACGGCAATAGCGCAATCAGCATAATATAAAGCGGTGGTTGTAATGCTATTTTTATGACCGATATAAAGGCGAGCGGAGCCACTGAAATCGCTCGGTATTGAAAGGTCGGAAACGTCATAATCGCCATCGTAATCAGCGGTGCTACCCATGTAAGCGTTGCTGTCGATAAAGCGTCTGCTAAACTCAATAAATCCTTGTGTTGGAGCAGTAAAAGCCGTGCTGGGCCATGACGAAGTAGCGCGGTGCAAAAGTTGCGCCTCTAAATCGTGAATTCCTTTTGCGTCGCTTGAGGTTGGGGCATGGCTAGTTGCTGCAATATAATTGCCGTTATAATATCTCATTAGCTGATTTCCTCGTAAGAACAAATTGCTTGCAGGTCGCTTGCTGCGCTAGCAGTTACTTGAATTTTGTCGTTTTCTTCTAAATAAATTTGAGTCTCTTTTGATAGGACAATCAGCGTGGTTTCAGCCGGTACGTCGATATTCTTTGCCAGGTGAAAAGTGCTCGAACCTCCTTTGATCAAGGTCACTTCGATGGATGCAGTCACGCTGCCATCGACGTTAGAAATGATTATCGAGTTAATCTTAAAAACCTTGTTGCTAGAAGCCGCGTTAGCAACTAGGTCACTTGCGGACG